TTACAGGAACGGTAGTAGTAATTTAATGAGTAAAATAGAAGTAGATGCAATAGATAAACAAAGTGGTTCAACTTTAACTTTAGGTGGATCAGGCACAGCTGTAACTTTAGCTAGTGGCGCTACTCAATCAGGTTTTGGTAGAACAGGAGCTGTAGATTGGCAGACAGCATCAATTAAAACAGCAACTTTTACAGCCGCTAATGGAGAAGGTTATTTTTGTAATACTGCAGGCGGGGCATTTACAATGAACTTACCAGCAGGATCAGCTGGTGCAATCGTATCTGTACAAGATTATAATAATACATTTGATACACACTCTTTAACAGTTGATGCAAATGGATCAGAAAAAATTAATGGTGGAACTGCAGGTGGTTTTGTTACTTTATCGACTGAAGGTTTAGGGATAACTTTTGTTTATATAGATTCCACAGTAGGTTGGAGATCAGTTGACAGTAATGAATATTCAACATCAGGTGCTAACCCAACTTTTACTTGTGCTTCAGTTTCAGGAAGTGGTAATACTTTAGCTACTGCTGCTTGCGGTGATTACAAAATTGCAACTTTTACAGGTCCAGGAAATTTTACAGTTAATTCTGTTGGTAATCCATCAGGTGGTGGAGATGCAGTAGAATATTTAATGGCAGCCGGTGGTGGAGGCGGAGGTGGTCAATATATTGGTGGTGGAGGTGGAGCAGGCGGATTTAGATTTGCCTCTCCTAGTTTAGCGCCCGCAACATATCCAGGTAAACCTTTAGCTGCACCAGCAGGTGTAACAGTCACAGCACAAGCATACCCAATATCAATAGGTGGTGGTGGAACAGGTAATGCATCACATAGTGATACGGATTCAACACGAGGCAGTAATACAACAGCTTTAGGATTAACAGCAACAGGTGGTGGAGCAGGTAAACAAGACCAAGGTCCAGGTAATAATACAGGACAACCCGGTGGTTCAGGTGGTGGTGGAGCAGGTGGAAATCCAGGATCTGCACCTAACGCTTATGTAAAAGGATCAGGTAATACACCTCCTGTTAGTCCACCTCAAGGAAATGATGGTGGAAATGGAGGTGCTCCAGGTTCTCCCGCTCCAGGAAGTGGATCTGGATCTCCTTATGTAGCTGGTGGAGGTGGTGGAGCAATGGCTGTTGGTGGATGTGGTACTAGACCAAATTCAACTGGTGGACCTGGTGGAGTAGGAGCAGGTGTTCCAAATGCTTTTGGAACTTCAGGACAATCTTCTGGTGGATATTATTATTTTTCTGGAGGTGGAGGTGGAAATGCTAGTACTTGTGGTGGAGCAGCTGGACCCGCAACTTCAGGAACAGGTGGTTTAGGCGGGGGTGGAGCAGGTGTTCCAAATTCACCTGGAACAGTTGGAACTACAAATACCGGTGGTGGAGGTGGTGGTACTGATTCAAGACCAGGACCAAATGCTGGTGGAAACGGTGGCTCTGGTATAGTAATAATAAGGTATAAATTTCAATAATTATGACAAGTAAAATAAAAGTAGATAACATAGCAGACCAAAACGATAATAACATTATCAATGAAAGTGGTGATGTAATTACAGTTGGTGCAGCTGGTGATACAGTTGCAGTTGCAGGAAACATTTTAAAATCAAATGCACTTCAAGCAAGTGATGGTGGAAATTTAGTTAGTCAATCAGGTACAACGATTACACTTGGTGCTTCAGGTGATACAATTAATTTAGCATCAGGCGCATCTCAATCGGGTTTTGGTAGAACGGGAACTGTTGATTGGCAAACAGGTAGTATTAAAACCTCTAACTTTACAGCAGCAAATGGTGAAGGTTATTTCTGTAACACAACAGGCGGAGCTTTTACAGCAACTTTACCGTCTTCTCCTGCGGCTGGTAGTATTGTTTCCTTTAAAGATTATGCACAAACTTTTCAAACAAATAATTTAACTGTCGGTAGAAACAGTTCTAATATTGAAGGTGTTGGATCCGATGTAGCTATAGATGGACAGGGTGAATCAGTTACTTTTGTTTTTGTTGATGCAACAAGAGGTTGGGTTTTAATTAATGAAGCAACAACCGCATATGGACAACAATTTGTTACTGCAACAGTTTCAGGAGCTTGCAATACTTTAACAACAGTTGATACAAATTTTAAAGTTGCAGTTTTTACAGGGCCAGGAACATTTTGTGTTTCTTGTGGTGGTAATTCTGCAGGATCTAATACAGTAGATTATGTGGTAGTAGGCGGTGGTGGATCAGGAGGTACTGGATCAAAAGGCGGTGGTGGTGGAGCTGGAGGTTATAGAGAATCTTCTGGTGGTGCTTCTGGTTGTTATTCTATTGGTTTACCTGCAAATAGTGGTGTATCAGCTTTACCGGTCACAGCACAAGGTTATTCAATAGTAATCGGTGGTGGTGGTAATGGAGGTTCATCAGGCCCTGAAGATAATAACGGTGCTGGAGGTAATTCAGGTTCTGTTTCAAGTTTTTCAACAATTACATCTGCTGGTGGAGGTAGAGGAGCTAGTTCAAGTACAGATATAACAAGAGGACCAGGTGAAAATGGTGGTTCTGGTGGTGGAAATAATTCTAGCCTAACAACTATTCTTACTGGAAATAGTCCTCCTGTAAGTCCCCCACAAGGATCTCCAGGTGGAAATGCTCCCGCAGGTAGTCCTTCAAGTATTGGTTCTGGTGGAGGTGGAGCAGTTGATTCAAGAGCTCAACCGTGGGTTGGTGGTACTGGAGCATCAACTTCTATTACTGGTTCCGCACTTATAAAAGCAACAGGTGGTGGTGGAGGTAAATCTTCTCCTCAATCTGTTCCTAGTAATGCAGGACCAAGAGGTGGAGGTGAAGGTGGGAGTAGTAATATTTCAGGAAATTCTGGTGCTACAGGTCCTACTTTAGGTGGTAATGGTGGTGATAATACTGGAAGTGGCGGAGGTGGTGGAGGTCGTCAAGCTTCTGTTACATCAAAAGCTGGCGGTAACGGTGGTTCAGGTATAATAATGATAAGATATAGGTTTCAATAGGTAAATTATGAGTGAAGTAAAAGTAAATAAAATTAGTCCAAGAACAAATTGTGGTACAGTACAATTAGGAGATAGTGGAGATACATTCACAATTCCTGCTGGTGCATCAATCACAAACTCTGGTACTGCATCAGGATTTGGTGCAACAGGTTCGGCATCTTGGAATACAACAGTTAAGACATCAACTTTTACAGCGGTTGCTGGTGAAGGGTATTTTGTAAATACAACTGGTGGAGCAGTAACAGTTAATTTACCAGCAGGAACTGCAGGCGCAGTTGTTGCAATAAAAGATTATGCAAGAACTTTTGATACAAATGCGGTAACAGTAGCTCCAAATGGTTCTGATAAAATTGGTGGAGATAACACTACTGATGCAACTTTAGATGTAGAAGGTATTGCAGTTACATTAGTTTTTGTAGATTCAACACAAGGTTGGTTAGTAACAGATTCAGGTTTACAAGACGAAGCACCTACCGCACAATTTATAGAAGCAACTGGTGGAACAATTGCTACTTGTGGTAATTTTAAAACACATACATTCACAGGTCCTGGAACATTTCAAGTAACATGTGCAGGAAATGCTGGTGGTTCAAATACAGTAGATTATTTAGTAGTTGCTGGTGGTGGAGGAGCTGGTGGTGCTAATGGTGCTGGCGGTGGTGGAGGTGGTTTTAGATTATCTAATTCAACTTGTATGCCTGCGCCTACAACTTCTCCTTTAGCTACTCCAACTGCTATAACAGTTACAGCAACAAGTTTTCCAATTACAGTAGGTGGTGGAGGCACAGGAACTACAAATCCTACTAATCAAGCACCTAATGGTAGTAATTCAATTTTTAGTACAATAACATCAACTGGCGGTGGTGGTGGAGCAAAAAACGGTAGAAGTGGTTCTCCTGGTGGATCTGGTGGTGGAGGCGGTGGAGAATCAACAAGACCAGAAGGTGTAAAAGGTGATGGTAATACACCTCCTGTTAGTCCACCTCAAGGACAACCAGGTGGAGATGGTGGTATTCAAGGTCCTTGTAGATCATCTGCTGGCGGCGGTGGTGCTGGAGCAGCTGGAGCTAGTGCACCGGGACCAACTTCTGGTGGAGATGGTTCTTTTGTATCTCCACTTATAGCAGGATGTAATGGAACACCAGGTCCTGTAGGATCAACAAGATATTTTTCAGGTGGAGGTGGAGGTGGATTTGAAGCTTTTAGTGGTAATAATGGTGCTGGTGGTGCCGGTGGTGGTGGAAGAGCAGGCCCTGGACCAGGAAGTCCTAATAAAGGAAACGGAACTCCTGCAACAGTTAACACTGGCGGTGGTGCAGGTGGTGCATCAAGAGGAGATCCAGGATCTAATGATTGCGAAGTAGGTGGTAATGGTGGTTCGGGAATTGTTATAATAAGATACAAATTTCAATAGTTGAATGATAATTAAAATTAATATATAAGGAGAAACATTATGGCACATTTTGCAAAATTAGGAGCTAACGGAAAAGTTATTCAAGTATTAACTTTGAATAATGGTGATATGTTAAACGCTGATGGCGTTGAAGATGAATCAGTAGGTCAACAATATTTAGAAACACATAATAATTGGCCTGCACAAATGTGGATTCAAACATCTTACAATACTAATGGCAACACACATATTTCTGGAGATAACTCAAAAGCATTTAGAGGAAATTATGCAGGTATAGGTTATGAATGGGACGAAGATGATCAAATCTTTTGGCCAAAAAAACCATATGCTTCTTGGGTAAAAGATACATCTACAGCTAATTGGAAATCACCAATAGGCGATGCTCCAGCATTAACTGCAGAGCAACAAGCACAAAATGAACCTGCAGATGAAAACACTCCTGCAACTCACGAGTGGCATTATGTTTGGAATGAATCAGGACAGTCTTGGGATCTAACAGATTCTAAAGCATAATTGATCTAGATCAATTCTTTTAATATCAATTGACATTATAAATGACGGATGTATATATTACATCCAGGTATGCAAAAGAAAGTATTAACAGAGCAAGCATTATATTACGGTGATGTAGCAATGCCTAAAGATTGGGACATTGACCGAGATAAATTATCAGGCGACATCTTACAATCACAGATTCAAAACAAAGAATTTCCGTTCTCACGAACTTGGGATATGTTGAATACATATATGCGAGATCATATTGGTCTTGAATATAGAATTAATTTAGTTAACAAAGAAACGTGGGGAAATATCTATAAACCTGCGGAAACAACTATTCCTTTATTAAATATTGATCCAGTGGATCTACGCAACTCTCCAGACTTTACATTATTATATGGTGTCAAAGTTAAAAATTGTTTTGTTAGAATACACTTTGAAGATAACAGACGTAAAGGAAGAAGTTGGGATATAGAACTTAAAGACAATATGTTTATTATGTTTCCCTCAACTAATATGTATTACTTAACTAATAACCAGAAAGATAGTTTGAATTTTGTTCAAACCATAACCTATGAATATATCTAATTACTATTGGTATTTTAGTGGTGTATTAACACCAAAGTTTTGTGATGATGTAATAGCTTATGCAAATTCACAGGAAGAAGTTATGGCCAGAACAGGTGGCTATGGTGATAGAAAATTAAAAAAAGAAGAAGTGAAAGATTTAAAAAGAAAAAGAAACTCTGATCTAGTTTGGTTAAATGATACTTGGATATATAAAGAACTACACCCATATGTTCACGAAGCAAATAGACGAGCTGGTTGGAATTTTGATTGGGAAAGAAGTGAGTCGTGTCAGTTTACAAAATATAAACACAATCAATATTATGATTGGCACTGCGATAGTTGGGATAAACCATATGAAAGAAAAAACCCAAACGATCCAGAGCACGGAAGAATTCGAAAACTATCTATGACTTGTCAGTTAACAGATGGTTCAGAATATAAAGGTGGAGAACTAGAATTTGATTTTAGAAACTATGATCCACATATGCGAGATGAGTCAAAGCATAGAATACAATGTAAAGAGATATTACCAAAAGGATCTATTATTGTGTTTCCTAGTTTTGTTTGGCATAGAGTTAAACCAGTAACATCAGGCACAAGATATAGTCTTGTGGTATGGCATTTAGGGAGGCCTTTTAGATAATGTTTATAAATAATTACTTTAACACAACTATTTGGTCAGAACAAAAACCAGAGTTTGTAAAATCACTAATTAAAGCATCTAATAAATATATTAAAGATTCAAAAACAAGAGAGAAAAAATATATAAAAGAACACGGTGACTTTGGAAGATCGTATCATTCAACACCACTTACAGTTGACAATGATTTTTTAGATTTTAGAAATTACATTGGTCAAAAGTCTTGGGAATATTTAGATCATCAGGGTTATGATATGTCACAATACACAACTATGTTTAGTGAGATGTGGGTACAAGAGTTTGCTAAAAAAGGTGGTGGTCATCATTCAGCACATATACATTGGAATCAACACGTATCAGGTTTTTATTTTTTAAAGTGTAGTGATAAAACTTCTTACCCAGTATTTCACGAACCAA